CGACTTACCCACATGGTCCTTGCCCCCGCGCAAAGTGATTGCGCGGAGGCGGTGAGCGAGTGTGCGGGGTCGAACGAGCCGAACACCAGAAAACGAAGCAGCGCTCCTCGAGGCTGTTGTCCTCAATGGCGGTAACGTCACCGCTGCCTGCAAGGAATGCTCCATCGGTCGCACGACGGTTTTCGACTGGTCGCAAGCGGACCCTGAGTTCAAGAAACATTTGGCCGCCGCAGTTGATCGCGGGATTGACGTTCTCGAAGACGAATGTCGTCGTCGCGCTTTTGCTGGCACTGATGAGCCTGTTTTCCACAAAGGCGAAGTCTGCGGTTACATCCGAAAATATAGCGACTTGCTCGCAATTTTCATGCTCAAGGGCGCGCGCCCCGAGAAGTACCGCGAGCGATTCAACCAGGAGATCTCTGGCCCCGGCGGCGGTCCCTTGCGAATCGACAGCCCCGTCGTGGTTCTACCCGACGATGGTAGCGACCCCAACATCCCAAGCGCCGCTGACGCGGGATCAATTGCTGCAACGGGCGCAGTTCCGCCCTCAGTCGATCCCGCAGTGGAAGTTCCTGGCGAGCCGAGCTGACGCGACGGTGTACGGTGGCGCGGTAGGCGGGGGCAAGACATTTGCCCTGCTACTCTCGCCACTGCGCCACATCCACCGCCCCGGATTCACGTCGGTCATCTTCCGGCAGACCGTGCCGCAGATTCGACAGGTGGGCGGCTTGTGGGATGTGGCGCGGCAGATTTACAAGACCAAGGGACTGGACGGCCAACCAAACGAGGGACGGACAGAGTTCGATTTTCCGTCGGGTGCGAAAATCGCCTTTGGCCACATCGGCGCCGACCGTGACCTTGACGACTGGGCGGGATCGCAAATCGCCTTCACTGGCATTGACCAGATCGAGGCGTTCACCGAGCATCAGTTCCGATTCCTGACTTCACGCACACGTTCAACGTGCGGCGCGGTCCCCCGCATTCGCGCTACCTGCAACCCCGATCCCGATTGCTGGCTCAGAAACTTCATGGGCTGGTGGATCGACAAGGACACGGGCTACGCCATCCCCGAGCGGTCTGGCGTGATCCGGTACTACACGATCCGGGACAACCAGGCCGATTGGGCGGACACACGCGAAGAACTGATCGAACGCTACGGCGCTGACGTTGGCGTTCTGTCATTCAGTTTCATCCCCAGCAGGCTCGAAGACAACCCTGAACTCATGCGGCTCAACCCTGGCTATCTCACGTATCTGCGGGGACTACCGCGAGTGCTGCGCGAGCGCCTTCTGTACGGCAACTGGAACGTGCGGGCGAGTGCGGGCGACTACTTCAAGCGTGAGAAGTTCGCCATTCTCCCCGCGTGTCCACCGCTCGTTCGGGCGTGGCGTTATTGGGATCGCGCTGGTACTGCGGCCAAGGACGGCAAGGAAGCCAAGGGCTCGCACACGGCCGGCTGCCTGATGGGTGTGACCGCCACTGGTCGCTACGTGATCGCGCACATGCATCGGTTCCAGTGCGAACCGCCCGAAGTACAAACACGAATTCAGAACGTCGCCAGCCAGGATGGTCGCGCCGTGAACATCGGGATCGAGGGGGATCCAGGACAGGCAGGCAAGGCCGAGGCGCAATCCCAAGTCGCCGGATTGGCGGGCTACAGAGCCGAAGTGAACTACGTTCACGAATCAAAGGGCGCTCGCGCCTTGCCGCTATCCTCCCAGGTGCATATCAGCAACGTCGATCTGGTCGCGGGTGATTGGGTTGATGCGTTTATTCGAGAGGCCGAGAACTTCGACGGATCGGGCAAGGGAACGACCGATCAGATTGACGCGGCGTCTGGGGCGTTCCACATGCTGACGACTACCAAGGTCGGCGGCACGTTCGCCTTCAGCCTCGGAACGGGGATGAGCAGTGCCTGAGACGAAACCCATACCCGCTGGATTCGTGGCGACACGCTCGGGCGTGATCGTCAAGAAATCTGTGGCAATGGAGGCCACTGCCAACTCTCAATTCGGCTGGCAGATGGTCGGGCTCGATGATCCCGAGAAACGGGGTGAGGACCGTGCGGATTTCAAATACGAGCGCTTGCTCAAAGAAATCGAAACGAGTCGTCGGCGCGATCCGATCATTTTCCGAGCCGTCGATTACTTCGACAAACTTGCGCTGGGAACCGGCGTCACGCTCTCCTCTGAGAATGCTGATGTATTGCGAGCAGCCGATGCGTTCTGGGCGGCCAATGATCTTGACGACGGCCAGCACGAAATGTCAACCGAACTGGTCACCACCGGCAATCTCTTTGCCCATGTACCCGAGCAATTTGACGGCGACATTCCGGTACTGCAACTGATACCGACTGCACAGATCGACCGCATTGCCACCAAGGACGGCGCGCCGTGGTACTACCGGCGCAAGTGGACCGAGTTGGTGTATCCTGAGCCGAAAAAGGGCGTGATGGATGGTCGGTCTGGTCTGACGCCCACGCCGAAGACCAGGCAGCAAGACATTCCGGCAGCGGAGATGGTGCATGTCGGGATCAATCGCGCGGCGGGTGAATTGCGCGGCGTGTCGGCGGTTGAACCGGCGATCTATTGGTCGGCGCTCTACGGGCGCGGGCTCGAAACTGGCTACGCCACGGCAGTCGCGCGGGCGATGATCGCCTATCATGGCAAGATCGCCAACACGAATAGCGATGAACTTACGAAGTTGAAAGACCTGATCGAGTCGCAACTGGTGACGCGCACTGACTCTCGCGGTCAGGCTTACAAGGCGATGGGCACGGGCCAGATTCTTTGGACCGGCGACAACGTCGATATGAGTTCGCTCGGCAACGATCTGCGGGCGGGCACGTCTGACCCTGAGATTAGACGCATCTTGCTGATGGCGGCTACGGCATTCGGTCTGCCGGAGTTCTCGCTATCAGACGGGAACAGCACTAATCGCGCCACAGGGCAGAGCCAGAGCGATCCGTTCTTCCGATTGATGCAGTCGCATCAGGCGACGTTGTTGCGGGCGCTGCGGCGCGTATTCGTGAAAGTGTTCGACCGTTACCAAGTGCGCAAGCAATTCAGATCGCTTGCACCGCCAGAAGGCAAGTCACACGTCTCCGATTGGCTGACACTCTCCGCTCCCGAGATGCTGGAGCCGAACCTGGCGGAACTCGCCCCCGCTGCGGAGTTGCTGGTTGCTGCGGGTCTGTGGTCGAAAGAGTACGCCAACCAGCGCATGGGGTCGAATTGGGACACGATGAAAAAGCAGATCGTGTCCGAGCGTGAAGAAGGATTCGCGCCGGTGGTACCGCAACCCGCACCGCCCCTTGGGGGGCCGTCTCCATTCCCATTGTCATTCTCGGCAGAGGAAGTGCGCCACGAGGAAACCGAGACGCCAGTACAGAAGAAAAAGCGGATCACAAAAGAGGTGATCGCGCAGTTTGTCGCCGATGTGAAGGCGTCCAAGGGAGACAAGGACAAGATCGCCGACGCCAAGGCGAAAGCGGCTAAGCAACTGAAGACCGAATTTGATGACCTGATCGATCTCGCCCGCGAGATGGGCGTCGAAAGCGTAGCAGCCTGATGCCAGCAGCCGACACATTCGCCACTGCGATCAAGGGGCGCTTCGCCGACGACGTGATGGGGATCGTTGATGACCTTGCGAACGCGGCGATCAAGGTGTGGAACTTGGGTGATGCGACAATAACGGAAGAGACTATCTCGATCGCGCAAGACGACGCGCAATATCGCCTCGATCTGGCCGTCGATTCTGCCGGATGGCAGGGCTACCAAGCGGGGCGTGTCGATGCAATCGCCGGGGAAGGCGGGCGGTTCCGCTGGAATTTGGATCCGGGCGCAAACCACTGCGAAACCTGCCTGGAGTACGCGGCGGGCGGTCCGTACACGTTCGATGAACTGGTGAGTACAATCGGTATACCGGGGGATGCCCCGACAATTTGCGATGGAGGATGCAGATGCAATCTCGTAGCCGCGTGAAGATGCTGGTGGGTTTGGCCGCGCTCATTGGCGCGTTGTTGTTGGCGGGTCAGGCGGTCGCCGGTGGGGTCAGCACGAACACCTTCAGTGCCATCGAGGATTCCTCTGGCGAGGCAATCTGGGTGATAGGGGATAGCCTCGCAGTCGCAACGACGCGAGTCGACACCTTCTTCGTCAATGCGAACGGACATGTCGATGTCCTCTGGACCAAGAGAGATACTGATTCGAGTTATGCCCAGCTGGTCAACGAGGCGACAGCCAACGACGTTGACTATTTCTACTACACAGACACCGCGATTGCTGGCTACAACTCGGTCAAGTTCGATGCCGACACGAGTAAGACGCTGGCCGTTATTGATTCGGCGCGCATCTGGTATCGAACCGCGACAACCGCTGTCGCGTCAAAGGTGCTTCAGTGCCGATGGGATTCGACAGATGCTGGTACGGGTGTGGTCTTCGACAGTGTGACGGCGGACGCGGACAGCGCCTACAGTACGGATGTCTCTTGCCCGATCAGGGGATTGACTGAGAGGCTCCTGACGAAGCTCACGGCCGGTGTTTATGGGATTACGAATGCCGGTGTCGGCAAGGACGTGCGCGTCACTTGGATGGCCATGCAGGTGTACTCGCACTCGTGGGGGGTGCGGATAGACGTAGACACTTCCAGTGTCTATGATGCTCAGTATTGGGAAACGCTGACAATGCAGGCGAAGTTCGCTCCTTCGACAGTTGTTGGGAGCACAGATTCTGGTGCGGTGACGATCATCCTGGAAATGTCAAACGACGCTTTGTATTGGACGAAAATTGATTCCTTGGTTTCCGTTGATTCACTCGCGGCATTCAAGAACTTCACCATGCAGCCGTATCGTTACGCGCGGTTTGTGACTCACCAGGGAACGAAAACAGATTCGGCTGGGGTGCGCGGACGTATCGTGAATCATGCGACGGGGAGATGGTGAGCACACTACTTGACCGGCTGACACATGCGCGGATGACGACGGCGCAAGCTCGCGACACTGCCGCCCAGATCAAAGTGATTGAGGCGGCGACGTTCACGGCGCGGTCGCTTGTGTACTATGAGTTTCTGAGCGAGTTGCCGGATCATGTCAAGAATCACCCCCTCCGAGCGCAGCGTGCGTTTCTCAACACCTACAACAACGTGCTGAAGCGATGGGGCGACTATGGTGTGGCCATGCGGGCGGCGGATAAGGCTCTGCGCAGCGTCGCTCGCCAGATGAGAGAGAAGAGCGCACCGGCATTGCCGGGAGTTGACACGGATGTCATAGAGTTCCATGCGAAGCGGATGCTTCAAGGGCCACGGGCGCAGATCGTGGCCCCGTGATTGACAGGAGAATACGATGCCAGAAGACAATCAGGAGTCAATCGAGATTCGCCAATTCGATCCGGGCGAGTGCCAAGAGGGCGCGATGGAGGGCGGCGAGACGTTTGCCACGTCCGAGCTTGGCGACGGGGTACAGGCGGTCATGTGCAAGCGGGCAGTCGATGGTGCCGCCGAAGTGCAGAGTCTGATCTTCGATAAGGCGAAGTTCCCAGATGAAGCAGCGGCCAAGCAATGGGTGGATGACAATAACGTCAAGGCGTGGGCGCAGCGGAAGGCCGAGCATGAAGCGCTCTATCTCGGAACGCAGATCAAGTACCACGACACGCCGTTCACCGCAGAGGCCGGTGCGCCGGGGCAGGCCATAGACCCAGAGAATCCGAAAGCATCCGAGGGCATGGAAAACTTCAAGATGCAAGTGCAGGCCGCCCTCGATGCGGCGGGCTGGACCATCTTTGGATCGATGGAGCCGAAGTGGGACTTCTGCATCATGGAGTTGTTCACCGACAGCGCCATCGTCATGGACATGATGAGCGGGGAGTACTACCGGATCGGACTGTCACTCGAATCAGACAACGTCACACTCGGAGAACCAGAGAAGTATGACATCACATTTACGCCGTCGGATGGACCCGCGCAAGAGCCAGCGGAGGGCGACCCGGAGAAACAAACGCAAGAGGGACCGGGACCAGCAATGGCGGCTGCGGAAGTGAAGCAGCAAACAAAGTTCCGCTCACATGGTGCGCCAATAGTTTTCAAAGCCGTAGAGGGCGAGAAGCGTCCGACCTACGAAGTGCTGATCGTCCAGTCGGGCTGGACGAAAGACGGAAGATACATGACCGCTGAATCGCTGAGAGATGCGGTGGCGGCCGGGATGTTTGACCGTGCGCCGATGTACTGGCAGCACGCGCCGGATGAGCCGGGGCCGAAGCGGCCCGGTGTCGTCTGTGGTTACATCAAGGCAGGTTCCGTGCGTCTGCAAGAAAATCAGGCGGGCGGCGTCGATGTGTTTGGGCACGCGGTATTGCTCAACACCAACATCGGCGGGGACATCAAGGAAGTGGTGGATGCTTCGCTGGAGTCCGGGAGGCCGCTGGTCGGTGTCTCGATCTTCTCGAAGTCGGCAACGCAGACGCAAGGCAAGATCGAGAACCGCGATGGCTTGATCATCACGCACTTCGATAGCATCGACGCGGTGGATTTCGTCGAAGACCCGGCGTATCCCCGCGCGGGCATCACGCAGCGCGTGGCGGCCAGCGCAACGAAAGGGAATCTAACGATGGACGAGAAATTGGAACTGGAGCGCTTGCGGAAGTCCGAAGTGGAACTCTCCGCCAAGATCAAGCGCATGGAAACCGAAACCGAAGTTGACAAGTCACTGGGCGAGTCCGGCCTGCCCGAAGACCGATGCAAGTTGCTGCGGCCAATCCTTCTCAGCATCTACAGTGCCGATGTGCGCACGGCGTCGCTGGAGATGTCAAAGCAGGACTACTGGCGGGCGGCCAAGGGATCGACCAAGCCGGGCGGTGCGAATGACACGACCACGCTACCGACGGCCAGGCCATTGCGCGCCGACGTGCAGGAGGCTGTCAACAAGGCGGCCAAGGCCGCTGGCATTACGCCCGAGCAACTCGCGAAGGCGCAACTCGAAGTCCTCGGTGTCGCTGAGTAGTTGAGCGATTCCGTTTGAAGGGAGAATCACATGGCCGCACTAACTGCGGACAAAGAACTTGAAATGAAAAATCCCGGCGGGGTGATCCGCTTGAAGATGGGAGCATCGAAGACCATCTACAAGGGCTCGATGGTGTCCATCACAAAAGCGACCGGGCTGGCGATGGCATCGGCCGACACAGCAGCGGACATCTTCGCGGGGATCGCCGTCGAAGGCAACGTGAGCGCCGCGACAGGAACCTACTACATCAAGGTGTACACGGAGGGAGCATTCCGACTTGTCGGGTCTTCCCTCGAAGAGGCAGACATCGGCCAGGGTCTCACCGTCTCGGACGATCAGACGGTGACTGATTCTGCATCCACCAACGACATCCCGGTTGGGATTCTCGTTGAGATGGTTTCGGCTACGGATGCGTGGGTGTTAATCCGCCCGTTTGCGGCGGCAGCGGCTTCGATACCTGCGACCTAACAGTCGCACTGAGAGAGGAAGACGGAAATGATAGTTGACACACAATTCCTCGCCGGAGTCCGCACGACGTTCAAGGCGGTTTTCGATCAGGTCATGGGGGCTGCGCCTTCAGACTGGACGAAATTCGTCACCGTCATTGACACCGGTGGGAAAACCAAACTCACCTTCAATTGGCTGGGGGCGCCGCCAATGATGAGGGCAATGGGCGACACGCTCATTTTCGGCAAGGCGTTTCCACATGACTACACGATCACGGCAACCGAGAACGGAGTCGGGATCGAGATCAGCGAGCAGACGTTCATGAACGATCCGCTCGGGACGATCACGTTGTTTGTGAAGAATCTGATGGTGCAGGCGGCGAAGTACGAAATGAAGATCGCAGCCGAGACGTTGTCCGATGGATTCGCGGCTGCGGGGTTTGATTCCGCCAAGATGTTCTACTCCGCCACCCATGCCTATGGCGATTCGGGCACGTACAACAACCTCAGCGCCACGCCTCTTGCTGCCGATGGTCTCGCCTATCAGGTCGGCTGGCTGGCGATCAACACCGCCTGCGACGATGCCGGTGTGCCGATGGCCCTGGTGCCCGATCTGTTGGTGGTACATTCCGCGAATCGCCTGATTGTCAAGCGTTTACTGACCGCCGAATTCATCGTCGTCACCGCTGGCGACGGAGCCACCAGCAACGTCAATAGGGGGGACGTGGATTACATCATCACCCCCTACCTGAAAACCGCGACCCAATGGCACCTCCTCGCGACGAATTCGATGGAGCCGAAGCCGGTCATCTTCGCCGAGCAAATGCCCAAGCGGTTTGTCGCGCAAGACGGCCTGGACGCGGAAGACGCGTTCAACCGGAACGTTTACAAGTACAAGGTTGACAACAAGATCGCCACGGGATACGGCGATCCGCGTTCGGCCTTTGGATCGACTGGCATATAGTCCGGCGCATTGACATGGAGGTCACGGGGGCCGGGCGGGGAATCCCGACCCCCAAGATAAAATGGCAACGAGCTACACGACGACAGACCTGGTGGCCGACCAGTTACGGCGTGATGTGCGCGTCGAAATCGGACAGGCCGAACCATCGGGCACCAATCAGATCGACATCAGTTTTGCCGGCGTCGATTCGATCAGGATCCGCGTTGAGGGCGAACTGTCGCACAACTTTGGGCGGTTCTACTCTCTGCCGTTGGCGCTGGTCGACCGGAACACGATCAGTCTCATCGAGAAGATTGCCACTGAGCTAACGGCCTACAATTGCTGGCTGGCGATCCATCCGCAGATGACGCGGGACGCATTGCCCGCTGCGATACTGGAATGGAAGAAGAACGCCGACGCATTGCTGGAGAAGATCGTTCCGACGGGGAAATCGACGGCCCAATCGGGGCGCGACATCATCCTCCAGGGTGAATCGCTTCTGGCTGGGTCCGGCTCTCCGGGAACGGCGGCGGTAATTATAACGCGCTTCCTTCCATTTGGGGGTGAGGCATAGTGGCGCGCTTCATCTTCGACTGGCCAGTCGGCGAGCAACGGGCCGTGCGCCAAGTGCTGTCGGTCTATTCGCTCGGGCTCAAAGACCTGCGCGAAGTCTGGGACAAATTCATCCCCAACATCCGGCGACGGCATCGCCTGACGTTCTTGTCGGGCGTGTCCCCCTTCGGGGAAGCATGGCCAGCCCTGTCGCCCAAATACGCGGTGGCCAAGGGGAGGTCCGGCGGCACTCGCAAGATACGTGGTGGCGGGATTGCGTCCGTGTTCAGGCCGATTCTCGTTTCCACTGGAGCCTTGAGAAAGGCCGCGTCGGTCAAGGGCGCGCCGGGGCAGTTCATCCAGCTGGATCCGCTGGCATTTACTTTTGGTGTCAGTCGCATGTCGGGCACGTTCGACGTTGGCCGGATACATCAAACCGGTGGATCGAAAATGCCGCGCCGGACATGGATGGGGCTCAAAAAGCAAGAGGATCTAATTGCATTGCAGACACAGATCGAGGGGTATCTGCGGCGCCTCAAAGGCCAGATCGTGGCCGTTGGCCGGGGGAGGGCCTAATGGCTGCGATCATCACCGGTGATATCCTCTCGGACGCCGTGGCGAATTTGCAGGCCGCCCTTGACTCGCAGAAGACGACGTGGGGCGTGTCGCAAGTCTATGATTATGCGGCGCAAGAAGTCGGGGTCCGCGGTGATGCAATCGCTATCGAGGTCACATCGTGGCAGCCGCAACTAATCCAGCAGGCGAGCCCGAGCGTAGAGCTGGCCCACAAAGTCGGGATGCGCGTCTGGTACATCACCGCGGCGATTCGGGCAGACGTCGCGTTCGAGAAGATTCTCTCGAAGCTCTCGAAGATCGTGGTCTACCTGATCGAAAACCCGCGCCCGAACGGCTACGGGGAATTGCTGATCGATGACCAAGCGTTCGGCCCGACCATCGAAGCAGTGCAGGGAATTGAGTCAGGGGCCGGGCAATTGCTGGCCGGGAAGTTCAATCTCGTTCACACGTACTACAAGGCGCACACGCAGACGTTCGCCTGATCGAGGGGTGAAGTATGAGCTTTGGATACACACAGGCGCTGTGGATGAAGGAGTCGGCGACATACGGCAGCGCCGAGGATCTTGCAACCGGGACTCTCTACATACTCCCGGTCAAGGCAAACGTCAGTCTCGCGCAGGAGATCGATGTGATCGAGACTGAGCACATGCGTGCGACCGCATCGAAGCAACAGGCGGAAATCCAGACCGGAAAGTCATCGGCTGGCGGGGCGTTTTCGTTCGTGGTACCCTGCAAATCGGCCATATCGACCGGGGCGAATGCGTTCTGCGTTCTTGTGAAGCATTTGCTCGGGAAACTCGCGACATCGGGGCCAGCGGGAACAACCTACACGCATACCTTCACATGGAACGATTTGCTTTTCCCCGGCCTGTCTATCGGCGGCAATCGGGCTGGGGCGTCATACGTCTATCACGGCCAGCAAATCAAATCGCTCAAGCTGACCTGCAAGGTCGGCGGGCCGCTTGAGGCGACGGTGACCACCGTCGGGAAAAGCGAGGCCGCGGCTGCGGCACTAACCGCACCGACTGTTGTTCTTTTGTCTGCGGATCCCTACTGGATATTCCAGGACGCGACCTTCAAGATGGACACGGTCGCAACGCCGATCACCGAGATCGATCTGGAATTCACGAATGAACTGGAGGAGGCCGACGACAAGTCGTTTGTGCTCGGGAGTACGACTCGTGCCTTGCTCCCGAAAGCGGGACATACCGTGACCGGCACTGTCAAGCGCCGCCACGCGGTGGACGGAACCAACATCTCGAAGTTCTATACCAAGTTCCTGTCGCAGGCCCCGGCCGCCCTGCAACTGACATTCACGAATCCGAGCGACGCCGACTACACGATGGTGATCAATCTCGGCGTCTGCAAGTACAAGGGCAAAACACCCGAGGCGAGTGACAAGGGATTGATCATGGAGGAAGTCCCATTCGAGGCGCTCGATCTGAATTTGTCCACGTCCTCAATCGTCATCACCGATGAGGTCGCAACCCCGGCGACGGCCACGGGAAGCTATGACGGGGCAGGGGCATAGCCTATGACTGAAACTACAGACACAATTGATCCACAGGCCGAGGCGGTGGAACCGAAATTCACGAATTGCTGGGTCGATGATGAACGCGAAATCATCCAGACCGAAATCGGCGGAGTGACATTCCGGCTGCGCTCTATCACAGTGGGAGAGGAACGGCGGATCGCCGATGAACTCGCGCTGGAATTGACAATGCCCGCCAAGAAGAAGGAACTTCCAGAAGAGGCGGCTTCTATCCCCGGCGCCGTTGTCATGGTGGAGGAAGTACCCGCTGTCATCAGGATGGGCGACTTCACCCGGCGCATGATCCTGAATGTCGGGGCAGCACTCGGCATGTGGAAAAAGTACAGCAGCGAGGGCTGGTCTGATTCCCGCCCCGTGTCGCCGGAGAATGTTGAGGCGCTGAAAGGGGACGTGCTGACCAAGTTGTGGTTAGAACACGTCAAGTACTTTCGCTGCGTCTGAGGCATTGCTCCGCAACCTCGAAAAGCAAATCAGGTGGAGCTTTGAGCCGATTACCGACAACTGGTGTTATCCGCGTGACCCACTTACCGGGGCCGGGTGTCAATTCTGGATCGAGCGGGATACCCCTCCTGCGCGATCCGTTTGCATGGCCTGCCCCGTGGTACAGGTCTTTTGCATTGGCTGCCGGGCGCGTCCGGGGTGTCAGATTGCCCGGCGGCCTAAAGTGCGGCCCGATGTGCGACGGTTTCTCTCGCGGTTCAAAGTCGCCCGCGAAATGCACCAGCCGCTCTGGGCTACCAGTTACAAAGAACTGCCGGTCAAGGAATGGGCGCTCATCTGCCGGGCGCTGAACGTCGTGAGTGAGTGCGAACTGGAATCGGTGAAGAAGTTCAAGAGGAACAATGCCTGACATCGAAACCTCCATACGCATAACCGCCGAGACTAAGGCGGCGCTGCAAAATCTCGCCGCGCTCGATACCAAGATGGGCGAATCGGCGCGGGCGGTGCTCGCGGCGAGCAACAATGCGTCGGCGGGATTCTCGCGCATGGATGGCGCGATGGGGATGCTGGCCAAACGCAGTACTCCGGCGCTGGGGGCGGCATTCGGTTCTCTATCGTCGCAGGCCATTTCCATGACCACGGGATTCAGTGGTGCATCAGGCATGATCGGCATGTTGGGCCAGTCGATGCTGATGGTGTCCCCCGTCATCGGCGGGGTTGCGATTGCGGCGGCGGCGCTCACCACAATTCTGTTGAAGAAAAAGGATTCGGTCGATTCCGTCACGGCGGCATGGAAGCCCAACCTCGATATGTTGCGACAATTGGTAGAGGCCAATGATGCCCTGTCGCTTTCCGCTGGTCGCGCCCTCGAAGCCGCATTGAAAGATAAAAAGGCGCGACTCGAATTGCTCGAAGTGCAATTGCTGGCTCTCGAAGCCACCCCCCTCCGCATGAGCGCATTGGCGCTTGAGGCCCGCGAAATCGGGATGCTATATGACGCCGAGAAGGCGCAGAAGATCATTACTCAGGATTCGTTGGATGCCACGAAAGAGCGTAGGATCGAGGTCAACAAGCTCCGCGAAGCAATTCTTCTCCTGAGAAAAGAAATCGAGGCCGGGACGGCGACTCCGTTCGGTCCGCCAACCCCAACAAGCGGTCCGGCAGCAGCGGGTCCGACCACCGCGAATTGGGAATTCCTCAACAGGCGAGCCGAGATAGAAACTGGATACGAGCAGCTCCTCCGCGGAACGAATTCCGCCATTTTGGATCAAGGGGTGGCGTACACGGCAATGTCGGACGTGGCTATCGGTTCAATCGGGAAAGTGCAGAAAGTAGAGGCCGCCCACCAAAAAGCGATATTGACGGCGAATCAGATGAGGGTCGTGGCAATCGCCCAAGGTGCCGCGCAGATGTTGCTCTTGGAGAAGAAGAATGTCGGGGAAGTGCTCCAGGCGGTCATCGCGGGCATCGAGGCGGAACTGTTGGCAAAGGCGATCCTCTGGACAGCGGAAGGCATCGCCCTGATGTTCACTCCCGGCAAACAAGCCCAGGCGGGCGCCAAGTTCACGGCGGCAGCAATGGCGGGTGCCGGAGCGGGAGCACTCGCAGTTATCGGGTCGGCATTCGAGGAGAAACAATCCGCCATGGAGAGCACCAGCGGCGCAGCCATCGCGGGTTCCGCTGGCGGTGAGGGTAGCTCCACCGGCCGCACGCTCGTGTCCCAGGGGCCAGTGACGCTCTACTACAACGCGACGCTGGTGGTCAACGGAAGCATCCTTGATCGCGGCGATTTCTTCGCGCTCTGGAATGAGGCGAATCTCCAGAATCTGCGCACGGCGAATGTGGATGTCAGCCAGAGGGCGAGGAAGTAAGTGGCCTTCGGCGATCCCATGGTGCTGGACACCAGGTACAACTGGAGCCTGTCCACGCGGGACAACTTCGACACGATGCTGGTCGGCGGGAAATTCGACGGGAGTGCGCTGGACGTCGATGGAATCAGCCCCATCGGTTGGGCCGCGCTCAATCCCTATTCAGACGGAACGTTTTCGATGCTGTCCGGAACAAGGACGGGCGGCAGCGGTTCGCGCGTTTACCGCGTGCAGTATACGTCGGTCGGGGCGCATGAACTGGTCACGATTTCCCAGGTCGCTCGCCTCCTGGGGAACGAACGATATGAGGTCAATGGCCACGCGGCGCGGCCATTCGCATTTACGATTTGGGCGAAAAATGCCGGGACTGGAACTGTGACGATTCGACTGACCATGCAGGCGCTCCAGGAAGACATCACTACGCCGGTCTCTGCGGATACCATCATTGAATCGGCGGTTTCGCTGACGGGGACCTGGACGCAATACACAAGCGCGGTCGTTCCCGGATCGCCCCTCACCGCGGCATATAAGCTCAAGGTGGACTGTGTTTGCACGGCCACCGGTAATCCCGACCTCCAGTTCGATGAGGCCGAATTTTACACGACGTACACGTTCGCGGTCAATGCCGCGATGCCGGATTCACCGAGGATCCTGGTCCCGAACCGGACATATCAGCGGACGCCGGCCGGCCGGCTTTTGCGCCACCGCCCGCGCGCGGGAAATGCGGCCAAACACGAATACGATCTCAACTTCGGACTGATCGGACTGACACAGTTGAGGGCGTTGAAATCGCTCTGGCTGCTCGATACACCGTTGCGCTGGCAGCCAAATCTCCCGCACCTGCCGACCTATCTCGCCGTGCTGATGACTGACAATTTCGATTTGCGAATGAGTTCACCGAGTGTCAACAGCAACAACTACTCCGGATCGCTCAGGCTGACGGAATACTGATGACGACAACCCAGGCGATCATCGCACAGACCGGCAAAGCGGCGATTGACTACACGCTGGAGTTTCGCACATGGAACGGGTCCGCTTATGCTTGGACCGACTACACCGACCGGCTTGTGGATTTCTCCGGGATCGGTTCGACCATCGAGGAAAACGCATTTCCCAACGCGTTCCGCATGAGCATCGGGCGGATCGAGTTGGACAACACCGACGGGAGATTCGACAACCTCGATGTGCTGGATGGGAAACTCTACAATTCTGCGGAGCCCTACGGCAAGGGGATTTACAAGCGCATGGTGCGGATCACCGACGTGCGCGACAATGAGAGCAAGGTCATCGGTGTTGGCCTGGTGCGGGATTGCAAGCCGTCGTCGCACAAGCGCACGGTGATCATCGAGACAATCTCGCTGGATGCCAGGGCGTCGGATCAGATATGCGATGGCGTGACGGCTGAGCGGCACCCACTGGGCGGGACAGACAAAACCGCTCTGGCCACATGGACAACCTCCAATCCGGCTTCTGCCACCGGCAACGTGAATCTCTACCGATGGCGCGAACAAGAATCCGAAGACAACCAATTATACTTCGGTTGGTTCAAAGACCGGCACTACGGAGACATCATCGAACGTACCGCGTGGGCCCTGGATGATCTGGCGACGGATATTACAAGAAGCTACCGCCTGATGACCGAGATGCCCGTCGGCGGCACAAGAGGCGCTGATGATCGGGAGATTGCGACCACACGCAATATTCCCCCGGACGATCCGGCGATTTCGACGGGCTGGACGACGGACCGCTGCCGCGCCCTGGTCTGGAACCCCGAGCGCAACGTTCTGGTCTGCTGCGTGGGACATTTGATTTACGATTACACGCCGCTGACGAATGTCTATACGCTGCGCAATACGCTGACCGCTGGCCGGGACGTGCAGCGGGCATTCTACACGACTGAGGCGGATTCCGCTGGCAAGAACAAACGGATCGTACTGGTGCAGTGCGACATGGTGACCTACGCGGGGCTCGCGTCGCGCGTGGCGACTGCGTGGTGTACCGTACTCGATGCAACGGGCACGGGCGCCTATGCGGTTTTGGCCAACGAAACGTCCTTGGGAACCGACGTTTTCCCCGGCACGCACAACTGCCGGGAAGGCGATCAAACCACATCCTCGTATTCTACATATCTGGGGAAGTGGGGGATAACGAACGGAGAAAACGCAATTGCCCAATTCAGAAGCCGCGTCGACATTCTCGCATCGGGGACGACCGAAGAAATCGTGAAGAGCGACACCACCGCGACCATATTTACAGACTTCGCCATCGGCACGACGGCTCCTCCACAAACTGTTGATCGCAGTTACAACAAGGCCTCATGCACCGTGGCGACGCCTCCCGCCATTCCGATGGGCCTCATGTATCCCAGCGGGGGCATGTTCTCATGCTCCCTCAATATCTATCACGCCGGTGGCAGGCTGTACTTCCATGTGTGGGACAGCGCGAATCTGTACAGGCTGAAGTTCTTTGAGTTGTACACATACACCTTCCCCGGCTATCTGTTGCAGTCCGTGTCCGCCCATGTCCCGCATTTCCTCTACTCCCCGCAGGACGCAACCTGGAAGAAACGTCTCTATTGCTGCCAGATGGACTGGAAGGAAGTCAACGGTGCGGGTAACGTCTATTCTGTCGGGCACACGTATTACTATGATCTATCCACCACCACATGGACCGAGATCACATTCATCTCCGGCGCGACCGGGAACAACCAGGCGTGGATGATCACCGAACTGGCGCATCACGACAAGGACGCACCGACCTCACCTCAGATCGCCGCCGTCTGGTTCAATCGTGAAACACGGCGATACCGATTCGCGTCGGCACTGGCCAATAGCTTCTCTACAAATGAGGGTTATTTTGCAACCAGCTTCGACAACGGGATTAAGGACCAGGAGAATCGGTTGGAGGGCTTACATGCCCGCGATGTGGGCACGACCTCCCCGGAAACATTTTTCGTTGAGGCTGGCCGGAATGTCCTTTGGAGTTATCTGACGGTTTGGGGTTCGCCCGGATTGTGGCGGGCGAACAAGACGCCGAAGGATCCACCAGCGTATACGCCCCCGCGGGGCGCTGGCGACCCGATCAATTCGGATCGTGGCTTGGGGTCAATGATCGTTTCGACACCTCGCAATTACCCGGATACCGATAGCCCCAAGGGTGTACTCTTTTGGATGTCGGCGAACGATTATATCGATGTCGGGGCCGATCACCTGGCGGGGCGGTATATCCTCTGTCAGTACGCGAACTTCGATCCTGGTTTCATTGAATTGCTGGACCTCTCCGGCTTATCATTCTGGGAACTGCGCACACTACTGGCCGAGCGATTTGGATTCGTTCACTACTACGCCCCTGATGGGACGCTGATTTTCAAGCCCCGCGTTACCAGTGGGGCGGCGTCATTCAATTTCAGTTCCGACAATCGCAACGTGATCAAGGCCGAAATCCAGACGCGGGGATTCGAGGCGATCATCAATGACGTGACAGTCTATCCCTATGCGGCCACGTCAGAAGATCGGCCAAGCGCGATTGTCAAGGGCTACAATGAGGCCAGCGTGGGTATGGATGGAAAGATGGACTGGGTGTCCGTCTCTGGTGCGCCTGGAGAAAATTCACAATGGCGGGTGGTCTTCATATCCGCGACGACCTACGATCTTTACAAACTGCAAGGGGCGAATTTCAGTTTCAGCACGGCGAAGGCGACGGCGCAGAGCATCAACAGCACGCTTCGGGCTCCGACGGATGGTCTATATCTCGCGATCAATCCCGAGAATTTCATCGGCGTCTTCGTCAAAGATGACAACTTCACCTTCTGGGTGCTCTTGCCGCGGGAATCTCTGAGTAAATTGGATGACCGGGATAGGGCGCGCATCGAAGACACTGCATCGAGCGCGGGCAACAAGCGTGTGAGTAAGACATTCGATAATCGGTTCATCCCGAAACTGATCGCGGGCGATTACGCGGAGAACATCTTAGTTTGGCGCAAGGATCGTCACGACGTGGTACGGATCGAGGCGGTGAGTGATCCCAATTACCTGCCGCTGTTGCGCTGCACGCTGAAGGATGAAAACATGGGGTACACGGGGACTGAGACGTTTCAGATCATGGGCGTCGAACACCGGCGGCATCAACCGAGCAATCTCATCCTGGTGAAGGTGTAGCATGGGATTGGCGTGGCTACAAAATATCGGCTGGGCGGCGAGCGACGTTGGGCTTCAGCGCCCGAGCGCTGCGTTCAACATTTGCGTGGCCGCGCGATCACGCGGAGAGGGTGTGGCGTTCCAGCCACGCTCAATGGCGGAGGGCATTCAGATGAAAGCCCGCTCGGTCTCCGAGGGATCAGAAGTGAAAGCCCGCACGGTCGCCGAAGGCACCGAGGTAAGGCCCCGCAGCGTGGGGGAGCGATTCGGGATCAAGGAGATTGGGGGATAAGTGCCACAGGGAAAAATCTACCTCGACACCACGGGGGACATTACGGCGACAATCGAGCAGGGTTCCGTTCCGGTTCCTGGATCGACCGTCACAGCACTGACGCTCACGATCCGCAATCGCGACACAAACAATACGGTGGTCAATGGCCGGAACGCATCGGCGCTGACGCCCATTGCTACCTATCTGGATGAGAGTGGCAAGCTGTCAATCCCTCTTCTTCCGGCGGACAATATACTGATCGATGCCACTAAGCACGAGGAAACGCATCGGGTGATTGTGAAGTGGACATACACCGGCGGGGCCAAGGGTCTTCTTGCCGAAGACTACAACGTACAGAATCCCGAGGTCGTGTAGGGGGAGCACATGCAGAACGGAAACGGCATCTGGAAGATGGCAACGGCTGCGCTGATTACGGGCGCGGTCATGATGATGGTGGGTTGGCAACTTGGCGTCTCGCGAAACGACGCGATCCTCGCACAGAACTCGATGATCTTCGCACAACTGAAAGAGACTGACAGCGGGTTGCTGAAAATAGTAGAGTCGCTCCAGTTGCAATCAGATGCGCTGCGTTCATCTATCGCCACCACCAATTCAAACGTCGCGGTGCTTCAAACAATCGCGACACGCAATTCGATGTTGATTGAAAGACTCAGGGATTCGTTTGGGAGGTAGTATGCCAGTTGACAGCACGACAGTAGCAGTCTTCACGCGCATGGGCGAGTTGTTCGGATTGCCGATTGGCTGGTTCGCAGCCGGGATCGGCACCACGTGGGGGTTGATCAACACAATCAAGACGCTGGCCCCGAACCTGATTCAGTCTGTGTGGTATCCGGTTGTGGGGTTTGTGTGGGCGGCGCTCTACTGCTACCTATCGTTGGGCCCATCGTGGTCAACAATTGTCGTCGGTACGGTTCTGATATTTGGCTTGCAATGGATCGCTTGGATCGGCGCGAAGAAGGCGGCAGTCGCCAAGGGAATTAGAAGCGCATGATCATCACAGTAATCATCTTTGTTGTCGTGGCGGTTGTGATGTGGTTCTTGTGGCCAGTCACGCAACCGCCTGCGCGTCGCAAGTATCACCATTACAGCTACCGGGTTGGAAGACCCAGAAGAAAGGCAAGGTTCATCATGTTGGAACTCAGTTGCACGAACGAAGAGAAGGTGCCGGTCAAGATCACGCCGATAACAACCACGGGGAGGCCATCCAAGATTCAAAGCGCGTCGCTTGTCGTTACCGCCCAGAATGGGTACGGGACGGTTGAATTGATCGACGACTCCTCCTTCTACGTTGTCAGTGGCGACGATCCGGGCGACACGGAATATCTGGTCTGTGGCGATGCAGACCTCGGCGAAGGCGTGACAACCATCAGTGACATCGTGTTGCTACGTGTTGCCGGTGCCAGTGCCGCCAATCTCGGTTTGTCGGCTGGAGCGGCGGTGCCGAAATGAACACGGTTGACGATTTCGTTTTACTCGTGAAAACACGGCTGGCCGCGACCTACGGCGAGCTGGTGGCGGCGCGGGGATTGGCCGCAATCGCCAAGCTCTTCGGCCCGGTCATCAAGACGGTTGAGGAAGTGGCGCTGGAAGGCGTGAAGCTGACCGGTGCGGAGAAGAAAGAAGCGGCGGTCGCGGTCCTGAATGAGTTGATCGACATTCCTCTGCTGCCTGAGTGGATCGAGGCCAAGGTCATCAGCTTGGTGATCGACGCAGTGGTCGAGGGCTTCAACTCGATCTTCTCGAAGCTCTGGATCAAGAAAGCCGAGCCGGTAGTGCTATGAAGCCCAAGCGGGTGATCTACTGGCTGCGGCTACGCTGGGCCTACGGCCATGCGTGGCTCCTGACGCGGGGGAAGGAGAACGTCTTCTGCCCGCTCGGGGCCGAGAACGAAACCACGTTCGCCAAGGCGAAGAAAGCCGCCCGCGCCTACTGCCGCGCGCGCTGGGAAGACCACGAAGAACTCTGCCAGTTGCGAATCTGCAATCTAAAGGGGCGCGTGTCCGAGGAAAACACCTATGGGCGCGATCCAAGGAGGTATCAGGGATGATGCAGATGTGTCCGGTGTGCAAGAAAGAGATTGGCGGGAGTGGTTACGGCCCGTCTATCTGGCCATGCTCTGAAACCTGTTGGGAGAAATACGATGCTGACATTCGTAAGGATTGGGATCGCCGTATTGCTGACGGCTCTTGTGGCGCTGAGTGCGTGCCAGAAGAAAACGATCAACGCGGTAGCGCCTGATCGGCTGTCACTAAACGGGATCGGGATCAACGGCCACATGGACAAGATCAGTGGCCAGTGGATCCCCGCATGGGGGTACATCGACGCCCAGGGCGACACGGTGTGCTGTTTCTGGACAGAGATTGAGGCAACGACAATCGCACGAGCGGAGTGACCATGCCATTAGCAGCAAGCAAGCAACTACAGACGTGTCTCAACGCATTCGCCCAGGCGATGGATCAAGTGACTGCGGCGAATGTGCGGATTCAACAGATTAAGGCGGCGGCGGTCGCGCACAGTCTCGGGGCGCTCATGCCCACTGGCGCGGCGACCGCGTTGAGTACATTGGCCGTCGATCTGGACGCTCTGACGAAACGCGCGGTAGTCGCGCAACTTAAGGCGCTCTACTCGCCGACACACGAGGGCAAGGCGCTACCGGGAGAGGTGGATTGACATGGCGACAGGGACACTCATTCTCCCGATCAGTGGGGCGATACCAGCCGACGGAACGTCTTACAACGCATTCCCGGCCATCAGCCTGCACACATCGACTGACGCTGACGATCCGTCGTTTCGCCGATTCGTCGCGGCGTTCGACGACACGGAAAAGGAAACAATTTCCTTTGGCTTCCGGCTTCCGGTGAATTGGGCCAGTGGCGGCGCGCTGAAGTTCCATTGGTATCCGGCGGGAACCAACTCTTCAAAGAATGTCGTCTGGCAAGCTGCCGTGCAGGCGGTCACTCCCGGCGACAGCACAGTGATGACATCACTGGACGCGGTGAACGCGGGCGGGGGCTGGGCGTCAGTCACGACGGCCTGTCCGGGCACGATTGGATACCCGACCGTGTCGTCGATCACGCTGACGTTGTCGTCAGTGGCCGCAGGCGATTCGATGGCCCTGATCTTCCAGCGCGATCCCACCAACGGGAGTGACGACACCGTAGGCGACGTGATCATCATGGACGAATTTCACTTGGAGTACACTACCACGTAGTAACAGGAAGAATCTATGAGCATCGTTCGATCAGACGCCACCATCGGACTCGCGATTCAATGCGGGGATGCTGCGGTCCAGATTCAGCCACCGGTGACAATGGCGGCGTGGGCGCGCCTGAACGTTGACCCGGCAGATACGACGATCCGCGGCGTAGTTGATTTCACGACTCCAACGTTTTCCGCCGGTCTGATCGGATACAACTTCTTTCTCGTGTCATCGAAGTTCCGGGCGTATGTGAGATTAGCCACGGCACCTAATAGTTGGGCGACGGTGGCAGCTACGGCGAACGCCACTGTCGGCAAGTGGTATCACTTGGCGCTTCGAGTGTTCGACACTGATCCAACTGCGGGCAATCGTATAGTAGAATTCTTTGTCGATGGAGTATCGCAAGGAACACACTCAACAGCGTTCGACATCGGTGACGACAACCCGCCTCCAGATATTCGGTATGCGACCAGCAACCTGATGCTCGGTCGATACATTTCCAATCTGAGCGAGACCGCAATACAGGATCTCGCAATTTGGAATGTGAAGTTGACCGACGCCGAAATCGCCTACATGGCGGGATCGCGTTCGCATTGGGCACCGCTGGCGGTTGGCCAAGCGGCGACACTCCGCCCCTTCTGGCCGTTCGACGAAATGAACGATGAGCAAGAAGTGGGGAGCAGCCCCAAGGACTTCCAGAATCGCGGCAAGATGCTGACGAATGTCTCTGATTTCTTCTATCCCGGCGGAACGGATAGTGGATCGACCGGGCACAAGACGCGCGGGCAGTCGATTCCGACGATCTACGGGCCGGGCGCGCGGATGATCACGGTCAGTGCGCCAGCGGCGGCGGCACCATCATTCAGGGGTTTGGCTCTCTGCGGAGTGGGGGTATAATATGGCGGATAATTTTGTTGTGAATGCGGCCGCAGGCGGTGACACGTTTGCCGCTGATGAGATTGCAGCGGTCAAGCACCAGCGCGTGAAAGTTCAGATTGGTGCGGACGGCACGGCGACGGATGTGAGTACCGCGAATCCCATGCCGGTAAATGATGCCGGGGGTTCCCTTACCGTCGATGGAACCGTCGCCGTCACTGGAGCATTGACGAATACAGAACTGAGGGCGACCGCAGTTCCAGTTTCTGGTCCTCTCACAGATACGCAATTGCGGGCAACCGCAGTGCCGGTTAGTGGAACGGTAACGGCATCCGGGCCCCTCACGGATACACAACTCCGCGCGAGTGCCGTTCCGGTCAGTGCGGCTTCTCTGCCGTTGCCCACGGGCGCGGCAACGGAAACCACGTTATCGGCATTGAACACAAAGGTCACGGCCTGCAACACGGGCGCAGTAGTGGTCGCTTCGGGCGCAGTTACAGCCGATACCGAGCTGACGACGGCAGACCTGGACACTGGCGCGGGAACCGATACCCGCGCAGTGGTTGGTATCGTCGGGTCGAAATCCGGCGGCGCGCAACTCATCCCCGGTGACGCGACCGCTGGCCTGAAGATCGATCTTGGGGCCGACAATGATGTGACGATCACATCCGGTACCCTGACCGCGGTGACGACAATCACGAATGTTGTGCATGTCGATGACAATGCCGGTTCTCTCACGGTTGACAACGCGGCGCTTTCCGTTGTCGGCGGCGGTGCAGAGGCTACGGCGCAGCGAGTCACGATCTCCAATGATTCGACGGGGGTTTTATCCGTCGATGACAATGGCGGGAACCTCTCGATTGACGATGGTGGGAACTCGATCACGGTAGATCAGGCCACCGGGACTAATTTGCATGTGGTTGTCGATTCCGGTACGATCACAGTGAGTGGGGGCGGCGGGGATGGTGCGATCCTTGATGGGGTTTCATCTGCGATCAAAGCGACCGTTCTGGACTATACAAATTCCAATCCGCTCGCGGTGCGTCTGACTGATACCGCGGGCGATTATGTCGGGGCTGGCGCGGGAACGCAGTATACGGAAGATGCAGCAGCAGCAGCCGATCCCATTGGATCACAGTTGATATCGCGGCGTCGGGATTCGCTGTCAACCGAAACGACAACAGACGGTGATGTGACTGCGGTCAACGCGACCGCCAAGGGCGAGCTGTATGTTAAGCATGTCGATGCGATTCCAGTAACTGATAATGCGGGGTCGCTGACTATCGATGGCACGGTCGCGGTATCCTCAGTCGGTGGTACAGTCACGGTTGCGGGGGCCGTCACCAATACTGTCCTCTCGGTTGTCGGTTCCGGAACGGAAGCAACCGCCCAACGAGTAACAATTGCGACGGATTCTACGGGCGTTCTATCTGTTGATGACAATGCGGGATCGCTCACTGTCGATGGTGCGGTCACGGTCAGTGGAACGGCGACAGTATCGCAAAGCACGGCGACCAATCTCAGAGCGGAGGTCGTCGGTCCAACCGCCGATGATGCGGCGAATCCAACGGCCAAGCTCGCCGTCCTTGCGGGTGTGGCGAATGCGGCCGCACCAACGAGGACAGAGAGCCACGTTGTCCCCCTGAGAACCAACCTCGCGGGTGATGTGGCGATCACGTTGGATGGCGAGACGCAAATCGGACAGATTGCCGACGGAGTGACACCCTCGATCAAGGCAACCGTGCTCGATCTGGCCAACAGCAATCCCCTCTCGGTCGTGATTGCGCATCCCGGTACGGGTGCGGCATTCGGCGCGGTGTTAATTTTAGGCGAGGATACATCGACAAAACTGGAAATAATTAATGGCGGCAGCGGCGGCCAGGCATTGACGGTTGCATCCGGGAGTGTTCCGCACGGCAACACCGATTCCTCCCTATCCCCGACTCACGACGCCCCGATCAAGATCGGCGGCAAGGCGGCCTCCAGTGCGCCTACTCCCGTCACGGCTGGCCAGCGGGTCAACGGATATTTCGATCTGAATGGCCGCCTGATAGTGCATGACGATCAGGCGATCCCGGCGGGCACAAACGCAATCGGAAAGCTCGCAGCAAATAGCGGCGTCGATATTGGTGACGTCGATGTGACCAGTCTGCCAGCGCTCGCGACGGGAACCAACACCATTGGCAACGTCGGCGCCGTGGCGATTGCGACCGGCGGGGCAACATCCATCCATCTGGTCAGCGCCGGATCGGGAGACGCGACCAACGTCAAGGCGGGAGCGGGGAAATTACTCGGCTGGTACATCAGCAACACCAACGCGGCCGCGCGATATATCAAGTTCCACAATACGGTCTCGACGCCGACGCCAGGATCGGGGGTTGTCATGGCGTTCATGATCCCGGCTGGTGGGGCGGCGAATATGGGATTTGGCGAAGGGATCGACTTCGCCACCGGGATCGCGTTCAGCCTGGTTACTGGCGCAGCGGACGCGGATACCACTGGCGTTGCTGCGAGTGAAATGATTATCAATTTATGGTTCAAATGATGATCCCCGGAACACTCAGAGAGTGGGCGATTCACGTCGCCCTGTCGAATCTCGGGCACCCCTACCGCTGGGGCGGGGACGATCCGGTGGCGGGTTTCGATTGCTCCGGGCTGGTGATCCACTGCCTGCAATCGGTGGGGGTGCTGCCACAGAAGTTCGACACGACGGCGGCTGGGATCTTCGAGATGTGGCGGGCGGCTGGAAAGGAATTGCGCGTTCCGCCGTTCCCGCCTGGTGCGCTGGTGTTCTACTCGAGCTACCCGGACGCCGTGAGGATCCACCACGTCGAAATGATCCTGAATTGTGATCTGTCGGTAGGTGCGGCCAGCGGCGGGAGCGCAACATTGACCGAGGCCGACGCCGTTCTGCAGAACGCATTCGTCAAGATTCGCCCGATGCTCGGACCCCACCGACCCCGGCACATTTTCTACGCCGACCCCTTTGGATAACGTGCAGCCCCCCAGGTCGCACAAGGGCTGGCCTCGCGCGGGAGATTGCGCGGGGCCGGTTCGATTACAGGCCCACCACGGCACTTTCCCCGGTCGGCCCGACTCCAGAGTCGAACCAGCCCCCAAGCCGCTGAAATCCCCGCCAGGACCCCCAAATGGGGGCGTTTTGGTGGCTGGGGCTGCCACCATTTTGCCACCATCAGCAATATGGTCGGTCGGGGTGAGGGCATGTTTCACGTGGAACATGCAAACCTCGTGCCAATCGGCCTGGGTTTATTTTGATGCTTTGCGTGAAAATGTGAAGATTTTCCTTGCGCGGGGCGAGTCCATGCGGTGATCTGCTGATGTGATTAACAGGAGGATCGAATGGGAGAATTAGGACGATTCATGCAGATGCATGAGGGGCGGAAGTACCCGACCGTGATACAGAAGATCAACTGCCCGACGTTCAGGGGACAGCCAAACCCTGAACACGAAAGATTCTATTTTGCTGGGTCAATCCCGCTGGCGTGTTGGGATGCCAGCCGTGAAGGGTCCTCGCATTACGACACAGAGCAAGAGGCAATCGACGCCGCATTGGCGGCTGGGGTTACGCATCTTCAGGGCGTCGATTGTCGGAAAATCGTGTGGGGGGAGCGATGACAATCAGGGACTTTTTCAAGTCACACCTTCTACCAGTGGGGGCATTCGGCGAGCGGATCGGGATGGATCCCGACAAAACCCGGCGCATAGTGAGTGGTGCGCAGGAGCCGTCGGCCAGGGAGGCCGTCCGTATCGTCGATGAGTTGATCGTGCTCACTGGCGAGCAATTGTCGGTCGCCGATTTCTGGCCGCCGGTGGTCGCGGAGCAAACCCAGTGACCAGCATCCAGTTCCAGCTATCCCCAGAAGATGAAGTCGTGGCGCGGCGGCTGGCCGGGTGGCTGCGAATGTTGGAACACCCGGTCACATCTCTGACGATTGAACGGGCGTTCGGCGTTGGCGGCGTCAAGGTCCGGGCCATGGTGCACTGGCTGCGGGTCCAGGGCGATCCAGACCTGAGCCGGATCGGCAGTGACACGTCTGGATATTTCTGGCTCCGCGAGTACGACCGTGAAGTTGTGGCCGGGTTGCGTTCCCGCGCGCGGTCCATAGAGGCCGCGGGCGTCGGCCTTTGCCGAAGCTTCGGACGCGATTGGGATGACCCGGACCAAACAGAACTGGAACTGATGTGACTAATCTGGGAAGGAGGGTGAACTGCTGGGCCGGGGGGATGGCCCTGAATCGACTTTGTTTGACTGTATCAAAGCACGGGTAGCGGCGACCGAGCCCCACCGCATTGTAGACGTTACTGACATGCTCAGCCTACCGGCGGGCGACCCCTGACGCCGCCCGCCGGGAATTAAAAAGAGGGAAGAATGGAAACCGAAATCACACTGACAATCAAGATCGTCTCCGGCGGGTTTGCGGTCTATGGCAAAAACCAAGCGAGGGAGAGGTCGAATGAGATTGTGGTTGTAGGGGAAGAGAGACTCTTCGCCGTTAGCACCACTCCGGCGGCGCTCGGCCGTTTCGTCAAGGCGTGGGCAGAGGGGCAGGCGAAGACATCGTGAAGGCAACCGGGACAATAACTGGAATGAAGCTCAAATCGGAAACGGAGCGAGACGATAACGGCGACATCGTCGGGACGATGACCTCGTGGGTTGTCGCGTTGAGAATCCCCAGCCACAAAGTGGATGCAAACGAAATCGAACGCATGACGGGTGAAGTCATCACCATCGAACTGAGCCCGTTGCAAACGAAGATGAAACTGGAAGGGGAGGAAGAATGAGGGACGCCACCGATCAGATGGTATCAGAGATTTCGGACACGGTCGATCTGATGGCTACGCGAATCCGAGAACTGGAAACCGAGAACGCAGAACTTCAGACAGAGATTGCGGACTTAGAGCGCCAACTGAAGGAGGCGACACCATGACACCATCACAGCAAATGCAGGCGCTTGCCGCCGACAAGCGGGACTACATCCATCGGCTCGGGCATGACCGTCGGTATTGCCACTGTCGCCGGTGCGCGACGATCAACAAACACGCCCGGCGAATCAGCATCGCCGTCAGGGCAACATTCGTGGCGTTCCTGGCGGGGTTTGGTATTGCCGTTGTCCGGTGGATCGTCGCCGGGTTTCCGGGACTCATGCGAGTGGGCGGATAAACAGAAGCCCCGACGCGCTAACGCCGGGGCCTCAGCAGAGAAGACACGAATACCCAGCAGAAAGGTAACCATGATGACTGATCTGTCAAGACCAAATCTGAAGCTCTTCGCCACAATCGCCGTGGATGACCGGCGGGGCACCTGCCCCACATGCGGAAACCAAAACGCATACCGAGCGGACCTGGAACAATTTGGTCGATGTGTCGATTGTGCCGAAGCGATTCTCGGAACTCGCCCCGTGCTGATCCGGGAGATGTTCACGCCGGTACATCAGGGCGTCTACCGGTACGATCTGCCGAAGGTGGTGGGCCATGAATCCAATTGAGGGATCGGCGCGGGCGATCATCGTATCCGAGAACGTCCAGACACCGTCGGTGGCGCAACTGCTACAGCTCGCCGTTCAGCAATTGGGCGGGGAGGGCGCGGCGTCGGCGGTCGAGGCGCTGGAGAAATTGGTTGCCCTCCATGAGCGGGTTGAGGCGAACCGGGCGGCGGGAGAGTTCGCCAAGGCAATGGCCGAGTTTCAACAGCGCTGTCCCTCGATCCCGAAGACGTCGACGGCCAAGATCGCCACGGCTGGCGGATCCAGCTACTCCTACAAGTATGCCGAACTGGACCAGATCGCCAGTGTGGTCGGTCCGATCCTGAGCGACTTGGGCGTGTCCTACTCTTGGGATAGTGACGTGGTGGGCGACGTGCTCAAATGCAGTTGCACGATCCGCCACAGCAACGGCCACACGGTCACATCCACATTCTCTTGTCCAACCGACACCAAGGCGGCAATGAGCGGGGCGCAGAAGTTCGGCGCGGCCCTAACCTATGCCCGCCGTCAATCGCTCATTCAGGTGTTGGGCCTGACGACGTGCGACCCCGACGATGACGGGGCAACACAGGCCAGCGTCACTAAGATCGACCGCAACCAAGCGGCCAACATCGAATCTCTGATGAGCGAGGTCGGGGCGGATCGCGCCAAGTTCCTGCATTACATGGGCGTGGCGTCCATCGAGGACATCCCCGTAAGCGGATTCCAGAAGGCCGTCAACTCGCTCCAAGCCAAGGCGCGGAAGGGGGCCGCATGATCACATTGAACCATCCACAGGGCAGCGCCGAATGGATTCAGGCGCGACTCGGCAAGCCGACGGCCAGCAATTTCGACCGGGTCATTACGCCGAAGACGCGCAAACCCAGCGCGTCGGCGGACAAGTACATGTGGATGCTGTTGGCCGAATGGCTCTCCGGCCACTCACTTGACGATTATGTGTCACAACTGATGGAACGCGGAACCGAAATGGAGGAATCCGCTGTCCGATTCTACGAGCTGCAGCGGGATCTCGAAACGCAAGCGGTGGGCTTCTGCCTGCGCGACGACGGACTGGTGGGCGCGTCGCCCGACCGGCTGGTGGGCGATGACGGACTCCTGGAAATAAAGTGCCCATCGATGGTGACCCACATCGGCTACCTCCTGAATCCTGACGGACTGGACGCCTACAACTGCCAAGCCCAGGGGCAGCTTTGGATCACGGGGCGTCAGTGGGTTGACCTGCTTTCCTACAATCCCGAACTGCCGCCGTCTCTGGTGCGCTACCATCGGGACGGGGAATTCATAGCGGCGCTGGAATCCGCCGTCGATGCGTTTCTCGGACAACTCGCTCTCGCCAAAGAGAAGATGATCGCGCTCGGTTGCACACCCGTTTTTGCGCCGCCGAAAGAGCAATGGTCCGACGTTCCCCAAGAGGTAACACCATGAGCGAACCCCTGAGCGATGAGCGGCGGGCGGACCTCCGTGAGCAGACCAAAGAATTACTGGACGAGATCGACCGGCTGCGGGCGGAGAACCACCAACTGCGCACGGCGCGGTCGATCATCGATCACGAGCGAGACGCGCTCAATGCGGAGAATGTCGAATTGACTGCGATGCTCAAGAAAGGGAAACATGACTGACGCAATTATCCAGGCGCTGATCCCGGAACCGACGGATGAAGAACAACAATTGGCTCACGACTATCTGTTGGAGCACACGTCGTGGCCATTCGGATATGAAGGTAAACCCGCATCGAAAGCGGAACTGGCGAAGTGGTTTGCCGCGCATCGTGTCGCCGCAGCAAGGACGGCTATCGAGTGGGCGGCAGAAAAGGCCAACATTTCGGATATGATCAACGGGGGGGCGGCAGGTGAGTACATATATACCCTACTTGCCACCCACGACGCGGCTGTCGCCATACAGAATGATGGAACCGAGAAACCGATGACCAGCGCGGAGATGGTCCATATGCCAGGGCGGACAATCGCCAGGATCATCGCCCGTCTGGACTTCGAGATCGCCCAACGGAAGACGGAGGGCGAGGACAACAGGCGCGATTATTTGCAGCTCCGCGATGATTGCGATAAGGCATTGAAAAATGCGGCGGACTTGCAATTGGAACTCGCCGCCGAGCGGAAGAAAGTGGAACACGAGCGCGACCTCGAACGGCGGGCGCTGAGAGTGGTGATTGAGATGGAAGACTTGGAGAGTGGGACAGAAGGGGATTTCATGCGGTTCGCCGCCTATGGCGATTTATACGATGAGGTTAGGGCAATTCGCGCCGCCCTCATGCGCGAAACGGAGAGCAGGGATTCCAGGGATGCCAATTGACTATCGCCAGTATCCACCAAACTGGCTCAGGGAGATTCGCCCGCAAATTCTCGCGCGGGCGGGGAGCCGATGCGAGTGCTGGGGCGAGTGTGGGTTGCACCAGACACATCCGGGTCCGAGGCGGTGCGTTGAGCGGCACGGCGAACCGGCGCAGTGGGCCAAGGGCAAGATCGTCCTGACGGTAGCACACCTCGACCACAACGTGCTGAACTGCGATCCGGAAAATCTGAGGGCGCTCTGCCAGCGGTGTCACCTGCGATACGATGGTCAGCATCATCGGCAGAACGCGGCTGCAACACGACGGCTGAAAAAAGGCAATCTGGAAATGGAGGGCATGACATGATCGACCTGGCCGACATCATCGGGGCAGCGATCATCTGTTTTTTCGCGGCAGTGGTTCTCACGCTGCTCCTGCGAAAGGACCGGGACGGATGAGAATTCTTGGCGTTGACCCGTCCCCGACGGGAATTGCGTGGGCGATCTACGATGACCAAATCCGAAAGGCCGTGGGGGTCTGTGCGGTCGGGTACCGATCCGACATCGTGGCATGGGGCAGCGGCCTGAACTGGTGCGACGAATGCAGGGCGGAAGTCTGTGGGGGGCGGCCATCCAGATGGGACTATGCCGCCATCGAAACAATCACGGCACGGCGCGCCGGACCAATCAGTTCGGCGGAAATCCAAACAGCATTCACAATCGGTATCTGGTGGGATCGCCTTGGGACGAACACGCTATTGTTGGATCGCTCAACCATCCGGGCGGCGTTGAAAGTCGGCCACGGGGCGTCAGACCCCCAAGTCAATTGCGTTATGGCCAAGCTCTGCCCCGCGCTTGACGGTGTGCGCAAAGGGCTGGATTCGCATCATCGTGCCGCAGCGGCGGTTGCTCTGGTCGCAGCGGGGCGCATCAACATGCCGGTCGCCGCCCAGCGCAAGGCGGGCGCGTGACGGCGGCGGATTTATTCGCCGGCATCGGCGGCTTTCGTTTGGGCTTGGAGACTGCGGGATTTGAATTCAAGTGGGCTTGCGAAATCGATCCCTACTGCCGCAAGGTGTATCTGAAACACTGGCCTGGCACCGATCCGTTTTACGAGGACATCCGAGAGGTACACGATGCGCCGGAAGTCGATCTGCTCTGCGGGGGATTCCCCTGCCAAGACGTGTCTCTTGCCGGTAAACGCGCCGGAATTACCGGAGAGCGAAGCGGATTGTGGTCCGAGTTCGCCCGTCTTATTGGGGAAGTTCGACCGCGCTACGCACTCATTGAGAACGTCCCAGGGTTGCTTGTTCGAGGGCTTGAGCGAGTACTCTTCGACCTTTCCGAGATCGGGTATGATGCGGAATGGCACAGTATACCGGCTGCCGCCTTTGGTGCCCCGCATATCAGGGACAGGGTGTGGATTATTGCCTACGCCACGGGCGATGAGGATCGGAAGGATCGATCTTCAAACGGCAGTGACGATGTGGCCGACGCCTCAAGCATCCGACGCAAAGAACGCCGCGGGCTGTTCTCAAGATTACATCAACAGACGCCGGAGAACGGGTCGGTCGAAAGTGTCAGAGATCGTAATCGATGGGCAAGTGGGCAATGGGCAGTTGAACCCCGTCTGGGTGAGTTGGTTGATGGGCTTTCCCCTGAATTGGCTGGAAGATTCATTCGAGTGGCTAAGGGTTGCCCTGATCGATCCAGCAAGCTCCGAGCGCTCGGAAATGCCGTAGTGCCGCAAGTGGTCGAGTGGATCGGGCGGCGGATAATGGAAGCAGAGGCGGGCGCGTGACGCCGGACACAATCCCCGAAGAGGGGACTTTCGTTCAGGGTGACGCGCTGGTGAAGTGTCCCTACCCGTGGTTCGGCGGCAAGGCGCAAGTCGCGCCGCTGGTCTGGAATGCGTTCGGCAATGTCCATACCTATATCGAGCCATTCTTCGGGGGTGGAGCCGTACTGTTACGCGCGCCCTGGCCGTCAAAGCGCACAGAGACGATCAATGACATTAACGCCTGGCTCTGCAATTTCTGGCGGGCGGTCAAGACCGATCCCGATCAAGTGGCATTCTATGCCGCCGATCCTGTGTCCGAGCTGGATCTCCATGCGCGGGGCGACTGGTTGTTCTACCGTCCCGGCGTCGATGTGGATTTCGTCGAACGGCTGCGATCCGATCCCGATTACTACGATCCAAAGAGCGCCGGGTGGTGGTGCTGGGGGCAGAGTTCGTGGATCGGGGATAATTGGGGGCGGAAGGAATGCCGTTCACTCCCCCACCTGAGCAGCGCGGGGATGGGCGTCAAGGGGATGGGCGTCAACCGGAAACGCCCCCACCTGGGCGACGCGGGGGTGGGCGTCAACCGGCAACGCCCCCACCTGGGCGACGCGGGGGTGGGCGTCAACCGGCAACGCCCCCACCTGGGCGACGCGGGGAAGGGCGTCAACCGGCAACGCCCCCACCTGGGCGACGCGGGGATGGGCGATGAAACAACGCGGCTGGTATCGATCCGGGAGTACATGCGGCAATTGTGCGAGCGCATGGCCGGGGTTCGGGTGTGCTGCGGCGATTGGTCGCGGGTACTCGGACCGGCAATCACAATATCGCATGGCAGATGGAGTTGCGGCGTGTTCCTCGATCCACCCTATGCGGTTGAAGATCGGGGCTCGGTGTACGGCGAACACGAAGATCGGGACGTTGCCAATGACGTGCGCGAGTGGTGCAGGGAGTGGGGCAAGCATCCGAGCATGCGGATCGTGCTTTGTGGATACGCAGGGGAACACGACGATCTAACTGTTGACGGCTGGACTACGATCATCTGGAAGGCATCGGGTGGCTATAGTAATGGTAACCGGTCAGACAACAACGACAACCGGGGGCGGGAACGCATGTGGCTGTCGCCGCACTGTCTGCGGCAAGAGGTCATGGGACTATGACGCGGGGCGGCGGGTGAGATTTCCCATGGTCGCGATTGAACAACAACAACTTAGACCATATTGACCGAACCAGCGAAATGGTCCAACCGTCCGATCAAATCGGACACTTGAAAGGAAAGAGCAATGAAGAAAGTAAGCAGGGTCCTCGCAGCACTGGCACTGATCGGGCTAACGGCCACGGCATTCGCCGGGCAGAAGACGACGACATTCCGCACGGGTGACGGCGTTCCGCGCCCGGTCTGGATGCCGGCAAACGCCGACTCGGGGCAGATCGTGACGTACTACCTGCTGAAGCGGCACTACATCCCGCCATCGACCGTGCCGGACCGAATCGACACGCTGAAGACATGGGAGAGAATCACGATCTGGTATTGAGCACCTAACGCACGGACGGGGATGATCGTGGCCAGGGAACGGCAGAAAGTTGTTGACAGCGGGGGATCGGGGCGTTACCGTGGGGCTGCGTGGGGAGCCTCGGAATTTCCCACAGCAACAACTAAAGAGGTCCGTAAGCCGAACCGAGTCGGGAACCTTTCCGAGGCTCCCACCGGCACGGTGAGGCGAGCGGGCCTCATTTGGAGGGTCGTTTGAAACCAGCCACGGATGGCTTGGTTCCTCAAGCACCGGATGCAGAAGCGGCAGTCCTGGGCGCCATGATGCTGGCGCCGGATTGTGTGCCTGCCGTTCTCGCCATTCTGCGGCCAGAGCACTTTTATCTACCCAAGCACGCGAAGATATTTAAGGCCATTGCATCCCTGTCGGCAGCCAACACGCTGGTCGATCTGGGCACAGTGGCGAATGAACTCCACCACTCCGGGGATCTTGACGCCATCGGCGGCAGCATCGTCCTCCTGGAGTTTGTCGATCTGGTCTATACCGGGGCGACTGCGGAGGCACACGCCAGGATCGTGCTGGAAAAGGCAGTCCTGCGGGAACTGGTGGCATTCGGTAATGAACTCAAGGAAGCCTCCGGGGGTCATCCGGGCAAACTCAGTGACCTGTTGGAGTCATGTCAGGAGAGGATCGGCTGCATTTCCGCGACCGCCCAGTATGGCGAGTCGGCCACGCGAGACTGGCAGTCGCTGTCCACCGACGTCAGTGCTCAGGTCGATGAGAACCAATCAATGCGCAAATCGCACGGTAAGATCGGCATTGCCCACACGGGGCTGGCGACCCTCGACCGGCGTATCGGAGGATTCCGGGCTGGTCAATTCATCGTCGTGGGGGGGCGAACGGGGCAGGGGAAGACAGCGTTTGCGACCGGAATGCTAATCCACATGGCGTCACGCGAGAACGTGCCCGTGGCCATGTTCTCGCTGGAGATGACGGACATCGATATTGGGATTAGAATCGTGTGCGCCCATGCGGGCGTGTCTGCGTTCAAGGCCATGAATGGCGAGTTGAGCGACGATGAGGTGGAACGCTTTTGCGCTGCCCAAGCCGGTCTCTACTCAATGCCGCTCTACCTCGATAAAACCATCAATCTCACTGTGGCCGGATTCCAGGCGCGCGCCCAGGAACTCATCCAAAACAAGGGCGTCCGCGTGATCGTCCTTGACTATCTCCAGCTCATGGGTGGGTCCAAGAAAGCACAGAACCGGGAGCAAGAGGTTGCGGCAATCTCCCGCGCCTGTAAGGCAATCGCCCTTGGCTCTCAGTGTGTAGTTGTCGCCCTCTCGCAGCTATCGCGTGAGGCGGAAAAGCGTGAGCGGGAAACGTCCAACAAACTCCCGAGCCTCACGGATCTCCGTGAATCGGGGGCCATCGAACAGGACGCGGACATCGTGCTTTTCCCATGGCGCAAGATGAAGATGGACGCCGAGGGGGTCGAGGAGCGCCAGTCGGAACCAATGGAAGCCAAGATCGTGATCGGCAAACAGCGCAACGGGAGCCGGGGCGTCGTCGATGTGATGTTCCTACCTGAATCTATGACATTTGCAGACAAGTATTGGGGGGCAGACGATGGGCGGTAGGAACAAGGGATCGGGGTCTCAATTTGCGGCCCAATACAGCATCGAGACCGTCGATTTCTGGTTGTCAGACCCCCGTGTCATGCGCCTTGGGGTGGTGGCAAAATGTATGCTTTTCTACCTCGGTTTGGTTGCCCTAAAGGAACGCCGGGAGTGTCTTCCGGCCCATTGGACTGTGCGCGAAATTTCGTTCCTTATGGAGAGCGGTGGGAGAGCTGTGGGAGAGTCGTGGGCGCACCGTGGGAGAGACTCAGGCAGAGCTTGGCAGAGCTTGGTGAGTAATGAACTTGTGGATCAAACCAAAGAAGGTAGGCTAATCGTTTGCGGCGCAAGGAAAAGACGCCCGAACCTCGTGTGGAAAGATGAAGGTGAGATTGTTGGTATAAACGGCTATACTTTTCACCAAGCAGTAAGCAGTAAGCAAGAAGCAGTAGCGAGACCCGAAGGCGCCGAAGGCGGCGCCTCGGTTCCGAAAAAGAAACTCAAAGCATTCCGAGACAGGGACGGTCGGTGGCTGGTCAAGGAAAGCGAGGTCGCGTGATGTCTGGGTACTCCGATCAACTCTCCCGAGCGCTGCGGGATGAATTCCCCAACCTGACGATCAAACGCCTCGATGAGCTTTGGCTGTGGATGCTCCAGATGCCACGCGGACAAATCGCCCCAGATTTGGTTTATCCCCATGAACTCATAGCCGCGCTGCATCTCGCCAGAGAGCTTGCCTACCGGGACCGGGATGAACTCGCGAAAGTGATCAAGAGCTTGTCCGCCAGGAAGAAACGGGTGATGTTTCCCAAGAGCTATGCGGGGGAAGAAACCAATCCCGCGACACAAGCGGCCATTCTGCATGGCCCTTAAAAAGAACACAGGAGGGACGGTGAGAGAAATCTGCATCGAGTGCCACCACGTGATCAAGAATGCGTCGCCGACGACCGAGCTACACGACGAATGCTCGCGCTTGCGGGACAATCGGGCGAACTGTGCCAGGAATAAATCAACCACCACCGGGAGAAACGGCGACCGGCCGTCGGAATTCGCGGCCAAGGGGGGCACGGCCCCACGCCCGGCGCGCAAAACGTCGCTCAACTTCTCGGATATCATGCACGCGCCACCAGGGCAGGCGATCAAATACCTCGACCGCATTCTGGCCGGGGAATCGGTGTTGACCGGATAATTTCCGGTCGGAAAGACGAGGGGAGAATGGGAACTTTCGACGAGGTAATCGCGGAACTAAAAACGCGGCGAGACAAGATCACCGTTGCCATTGAGGCGCTCGAAGAACTCAGCGGCGGGACGTCCAACGAATCAAGCGTCCGAGAAAACCGGACGGTTGCGGTAGAGCCTAAGACCACGCGCCGTGTAGACGGAGCCATCGGAGACCCCGAGGCCGCCGACCTTGAGGCAGGCAATGATCGCACCCGATGCCTGCGGCCCGTCTTCCAGGATCTCTTGGATTCTCTCACGCAGAGTTGCGGACTTCCCTCCAGGCGGTCGGCCGATCCGGATTGATTGTGCCTTCACGAGTGCGCCTTTCTTGGCAACACGGCGCTCAACGGGATGAAGGCCAAAGGCATGATCGTGATCGGCAAGGACGGCGTGTGGAGCCTGGCGAAATGATCGGCGAGTTGATCATCCGCATACTCAACGGAGAAATGAGCGTGACAGGATAACCAGAACGGCGACTATCGGCCCTGCGCTTAGCGGAGCCGCGCTTTCAGGGGGTGAGTAGTGTCCAACCATGGATCGGGCAAATCAGGGGCCTTGCACCTAACGGGTGCGAATAGTGACAAGGAGAAACTAACCGCGATGGTGATTGACGCTATGGTCGCAGGCTACCGGCGCAGGGACGGATCGGACTGCGGAAACTACCCCGGCGGACCAAGCGCCCTACTCTCGGATATGCTAATCGCATGGGGGGTGCCAGCATCCCCCGACACGCTCAAGAACATCGCCTGCAAAGGACGAAAGTGATACCACTGCCCAATTAAGTGTTGCCAGTTCTTCGCGTTCCCTACGGTATATCCTTGCGCGCGCGAACGATTGCGCGGAGGCGACGTGCAGGTAGAGCAAGTCCCAGTAGCAAGTCTAAAGCCCAACCCGGCCAATCCCCGCAAGAACGATCCGGCGGTGGATGCCGTCGCCCGCTCGATTGCCGCATTCGGTTTCAATAACCCGATTATCACGGACGGGGATCTCAACGTCGCGGCTGGTCACACGCGGATTAAGGCGGCGCTGGCCCTGGGCCTCGATACGGTTCCAGTGCTGCGCATACCGGGTCTGACTGGCTCCAAGTTTAAGGGCTACGCGGTAGCCGACAACCAAACTGCGACCATCGCAACCTGGGACGATGAGAAGCTCCATGCTCTCGTTGCCGAGTTGAACCTCGAGGATGATTTCGATATCTCGACGCTGGGCTTCTCGGACAACTCCCTGGCCGACATCCTGCGGGACGCTGAGGCGGACGCCGGGATCGATGACGTGCCCGATCCTCCTGCTGTGCCGGTTACGCAGCCGGGCGACCTTTGGCTGCTTGGCCCGCACCGCGTGTACTGCGGCGACTCCACGTCCGAGGCGTCATCGAAGGCGGCCTGCGGTAATCTGCGGCCGTTCATCATGGTCACAGATCCGCCCTATGGCGTGGAGTACGATCCCGCCTGGCGTGAGCTTGTCGGGTCTGGACCCCGGTCGGTCGGCAAGGTGGCAAACGACGACCGCGTGGATTGGACTGAAGCATATCTGCTCTTCGGTGGCAACGTCGCTTACACGTGGTCGCCGCCCGGCGACCACGTCATTCTGACCGGGCAATCACTCCAGCGGGCGGGATTCCAGATTCGGGCGCAGATCATCTGGCGTAAACAGCATTTCGTGATTTCTCGCGGTGCTTATCACTGGCAACACGAGCCATGCTGGTACGGCGTTAGAAAAGGTGCGAGTGCGCAATGGTGTGGTGACCGCAAGCAGCCGACCGTTTGGGACATCGCAAATCGTTCAGCCTTTGGCGGTGTCGAAGACGACGAGTCAACCAATCACGGCACGCAGAAGCCCGTCGAGTGTATGGAGCGCCCCATGCGCAACCACGGCAAACGAGGCGACGTCGTCTACGATCCGTTCGTCGGTTCAGGCACGACAATCGTCGCTGCGGAGCGCTCGGGACGCATCTGCTGTGCGATTGAATTGGACCCAGGCTACTGCGATGTCACAGTCGAACGCTATGAGAAGTTGACGGGCACTAAAGCGAAGCGGGAGGCCGCGTGTGGGTGAGGCTGGCGTCCCTATTGCGGCAGAAAAGCGGGCAGAGATGCGAGAGGTTTACCTCGAGCATCGGACATGCCAAAGCGTTGTTAAGGCGTGTGATGTTTCGTGGCAAACCGCTGAGCGATATCGCGTTGAGGACAAATGGGATAAGGCGTGCGCTCGCGTCGATCAACTCGCCGAAGACCTTGCCGTCAAGAAAATCGGCAAACGGCGCGCTGACACTATCCGCATTGCCTATGCCTCAATCGTCAAGATGGCCAAAGACTTGGAGAGTAAAACATCTCTCCCGTGGAGCGCTCCCGATGTTGACAAGATGGCTCGTCTGGTTGAATTGCTGTCTGGTAGTGCCGACAGCCGCCCCGGCATCGCAGGCGATGGTCCGGTTGTCATCCTACCCGACGACGGCAGCGATCCCGACTTCACCCCCCCGGAGCCAAATGCAGCAGGCGCAGTTCCGCCCTCAGTCGATCCCGCAGTGGAAGTTCCTGGCGAGCCGAGCTGACGCGACGGTGTACGGTGGCGCGGTAGGC